ACAAATCGGATTGGTCGTGTTCTTATTATTTGCCCGCTATCTATTATGCAATCGGCTTGGCAGGCAGATTTATTTAAGTTTGTTATGCACCGTAAAGTTGCCGTAGCTTATGGGGACAGGCTTAAACGTAAAGCAATTATTGATAGCGATGCTCAGTTTGTAATTATTAATTATGATGGCGTTGAAATCGTAGCCGACGACATTGCAAGAAACAATTTTGACTTAATTATTATTGATGAGGCTAATGCGTATAAGACCATTAGCACCCAGCGTTGGAAGACCCTTAATAATATTATTACTCCACGTACCTGGTTATGGATGATGACTGGTACACCAGCAGCACAAAGCCCTACTGACGCTTTTGGCTTAGCTAAGATGTGCGTGCCTGATAATGTGCCTAGATTCTTTGGTTCTTTCCGTGACCAAACTATGGTTAATGTTAGCAAGTATCGATGGTTACCTAAACCCGATGCTCAGCAAACCGTATTTAATGCACTCCAACCCGCAATCAGATTTGAGAAAAAAGATTGCCTAGACCTACCAGAGGTGACACATGTTTTCAGGGACGCCCCCCTTACTGCGCAACAGGAGAAATACTACAAACTCCTCAAAAAAGAAATGCTTATGGTGGCAGACGGAGAAGAAGTCAGCACCGTTAATGCTGCTATTAATCTTAATAAACTCCTGCAGATTTCTGGTGGGGCTGTTTATTCTGATACTGGTGCTGTTGTTGAATTTGACGTGTCTAACCGCCTACGTGTTATCGAGGAAGTTATCGAAGAAGCTAGCCACAAAGTGCTTGTTTTTGTGCCATTCACGCATACAATAGAACTGCTCAGTGCGCATTTGAGAGGGGTAGGTATTACCTGCGAAGTTATAAATGGTGCGGTTCCGGTAAACAAACGAACTGAAATTTTCAAGAAATTTCAAGAAACCCCAGAGCCACGTGTACTTCTCATACAACCTCAAGCAGCTTCACACGGTGTCACACTAACGGCAGCAGATACTATTATTTGGTATGCCCCGGTAACCTCTATTGAGACTTACCTACAAGCTAATGCACGTATTGATCGGCAAGGGCAAACAAACAAGATGACTATTGTGCATATTAAGGGTAGTCCCGTAGAGACAAAGCTGTATCATATGTTGCAAAATAAGCTCGATGTTCATGAAAAAATAATTGACTTATATAAACAAGAAGTAGTTGACACAGTAAAGTAGTTGTAGTAATATTAATCATCGGACAAAGATCCGAGATAACTTAAGGAAAACGAAATGACACAAGATACCGAAGCGGTAGCTCAACCCGTCGCCAATATAGATAAGTTGGTCGAGATATATATTAAAATTCGTGACGCACGTGATGATATACGCCGTGAGTTGGAATCCAAAGAAGCCGACTTAAATGAGCAATTAGAAATTATTTCCCAGCAGATACTTGAGGTTTGCAAGCAGACCGGTGCCGACAGCATTAAGACACAACACGGCACTGCTATGCGAGGCGTCAAGTCACGCTTCTGGACTAATGATTGGGAGAAGTTTTACGAGTTTTTGTTTGAACAAAAATCCCCCGAATTATTAGAAAGAAGAATTCACCAAACCAACATGAAGCAATTCTTGGAGGAGAATCCGGACAAGCATCCCGCCGGTCTAAATGTGGAACGCACATACGCTATAACTGTAAGGAGAAGCAAATGAGTAACGTCGCCTTGTTCAACCAAAATCTACCCGACTATCTTAAAGAAGTCGAACTTGATGATGTAACTAAAGCCCTATCGGGTGGCGGTGAAAGTCAAACTAAGCGTATTGCGCTTGGACCAAATAAGTTCGTGCTAAAAGTAAATGGTGCGGAGATTTCAAAAACCAACACTAACAAGTTGGAAGTAGTAATTGTTAACGCATCTAAACATATTTCTAGAACCTTCTATGCAAAAGCATGGGATCCAAAGGGCGATATCGCTCCTCCCGATTGCTGGTCTAACGATGGTGAGAAACCTGATGCTTCTGTTAAAGAGCCACAAGCTTCGTCTTGCACAGGATGTCCACAAGACATTAATGGTTCTGGCCAAGGCAATACTAAAGCCTGCCGTAAAAACCGTCGTATTGCAGTAGCTTTAGCTTCTGATTTAGGTGGTGATGTTTATCAAATGACATTGCAATCTAAGTCAATCTTCTACGACATGAAAGACCCCGGTGATTTAGACCACATGCCTTTCAACCAATACGCTAAGTATGTTGGCTCACAAGGTTACAACTTAATTAACTTGGTTACTGAAATGCGGTTTGATGAAGACTCAACAGTCGGCAAGTTGTTTTTTCGCCCAGTACGTTTCTTGGAAAAGAACGAATGGGAACAAGCGGTTAAGTTAAGCGAGACCCCAGCTTCTAAGAATGCTATTGCTATGACTGTTGCCCAAACTGATGGTGTTAAGAAATTAGCTGCGCCTGTTGCAGCGGCGCCAAAAGCAGAAGCCGAAGTTATTTCTGAGCCTAAGAAGCGTGACGAAAAGAAAGCCGAGCCGACACCTAAGCGTGACTTAAAAGCCGTAATGAGCGGTTGGTCTACTGACGATTCCGAATGAGTCTAAGAGGCTACAGCTATCGCTTGGTCAAAGCAGTTCAAGCTGCTAACCCTGATTTAGTTGGGGTTCAGCTTGGGCAGCATTGTATAGCTAACGATATACCTGTATGGGAAGTTGCTGAAAAGTTTAGCGTTTCTCGTATGTCGGTATATAGCTGGTTTACTGGGGCTTCAAAACCCCATCCACGCAAAGCTGAATTAATACAAAAGTTTTTATCGAAGTAAGTCTACGGGGGCAGCTAGCTTGACGGAGCGAATCGGGGTATTGCCGAACCCCATGCTGCCCTTTTCTTTTCGGTTCTGAGGTTATATGGCGACGACAGATATACTGACGCAGGTACTAGCACCAGAAGGTGAAGGGTACTACTGCATAGTCGGTTTACGGCAAGATGATGGAAGGCCTAAACAAACCTTTCACGCAACTATTGCGGAAGCTGCTACAAAGATTGACGAATTATTGCAAGAACAATGCAATGTGTATTTTGCTTGCGCTAAATATAAAGACCCCAAAGAAGGGCGTATTCAGCTTAATGGCGACATAATTAAAGCTTTTTGGATTGACATCGATTGTGGCTTGGGTAAGCCATATGCAGATCAAGCTGAGGGCTTATCGGCTCTCAAGGAGTTCTGTGCAAAGGTGCACCTACCTTTGCCGATGATTGTCAATTCAGGTCGTGGTATTCATGCATATTGGAGATTAACTAATGTAATCAATCGGTTACAGTGGAAGCCCGTTGCTGAACGCCTTAAAGCATTGTGTGAAGAATATGAGTTTCATGCTGACCCATCACGCACTGCCGACAACGCATCTATTCTGCGTGTACCTGGTACGCTTAACTTTAAAGACGAAGAAGGTTTACCTGTAGAAATATTGGCAGTTGCACCTGAGCTTGAGTACGAAGCAGTCAAGTCTGTAATCGGCGTATTGATTGCGCCTGACTGGGTACCTAAGAAACTTGATGAAGTAACTAAGGCATTAATAAGTAACAAGCAAAGCCGCTTTAAAACAATCATGATTAAAACCATGAATGGTAAAGGCTGTGCCCAGCTTGAAAATATTGTAATAAATCAAGACTCAATTGAAGAACCGTTATGGAGAGCAGGCTTGTCGATAGCGGCAGCTTGTATAGATAGCAATGAAGCAATACACCAAATATCGTCGATGCATCCCGACTATGCGCCAGAGATTACGGAGAGAAAGGCCCGCTCTACGAAGGGCCCCTATACGTGCGAAACATTCCAAAAGCTCAACTCGGCGGGCTGTGAAGGATGCACAAACAAGGGCAAGATATCGAGCCCGATACAGCTTGGATCCGAAATTGCTGTGGCAGAAGATAATGTCGTCGTGGAAACGGCGGAGGATGGTACAGAAGAAATATTCGATATTCCAGAGTATCCATTTCCGTATTTCAGAGGCAAGACTGGCGGCGTATATGTCAGAATACAAACAGATGAAGATGGAGAAGATGCAATTAGTATCTACGAGCATGACTTCTATATAGTCAAACGCTTGTATGACCCGGCCAAAGGTGAGTCACTTCTGTTTAGATTGCACTTACCAAAAGATGGGGTTAAAGAATTTACTATGGCCGCCACAGATGTAATGTCGCTGGAGTTATTGAAGGGACGTCTAGGATTTCATGGCGTGCTCGGCGGTAAAAAACAAATGGAAGCAGTTATGTCGTATGTCATTACATCTGCTAAAAATCTACAACATAAAATGGAGTTAGAAGTTATGCGTAATCAATTCGGCTGGGCCGACAAAGACACAAAATTTATTGTGGGCGAACAAGAAATATCTGCAGATAAGGTAGCTTATAGCCCACCATCTACCGTAACAGGATCTTTATCAGACCATTTAAAACCGGCAGGGGATTTTGACTCTTGGAAGAAAACCGTTAAAGTTTATGATACCCCCGGTTTTGAGCCACATGCGTTTGGCTTCTTTACTGCGTTTGGTGCACCGTTACTTAAAC